GCGTACGCTGTGGCCGTCTAATTGGTGGCGGTACATGCGGCGTTGCCGCGCTTCGATGTACTCTTGGGCGCGTTTATCACCACGACTTCGCTTTTTTGGCCCCTCGTAATTAACCATTAGTTTGTGTAGCTCAGTACAACCTATATGAAGTTGTGCCCATTACGCCGGATTTTGCCAGGTTGAATTGTTGTAGGCATAGGTAGCCGAAGGCGTCAAATGCGTGGTCTACGCCAAGATTTTTGTTCGGTAGGCCCGTTCCAGGGGCATAGGTCAGGCTGCGGAATGATTTGATTAGTTCCTTGCAGCGTGGGTGGATGAAGCAGCGGTGCGTTCCAGTGGCGTCTAGAAGGGCGGTGTTGACGGCGGTGATTTTGTCGCGTACTTTCCAGGGGCTGCGTGGGGCGCAGACCCGGAAGCCGGATTTTCGTAGGATGTTGTGGTCTGTGGCGCCTACGCCTTGGGTTTTGCGGGCGCCGCCTGTTGGGTCCGGGCAGGCCATGATGCGGCGTTCCAGGCCGTAGCGGCGGATTACTTCTTCCGTGAAGTCCCAGGTGGTGGCGCCGCCCGTTAGGTGGATTTCGTCGAAAACGTAGAGGGTGTCGTTGTCCTTGACGGCGCAGATTCCGGTCATTGGGTCCACGTTGAAGTCCACGCCCAGTAGTAGTGGGAGGATTGGGATGTCCTTTGCGGCGGTGCTGATGTTGGCGTCGCTAAATGAGACGGCAACGAGACCGGATAGGTTTTCAAAGCTGGCCTCGAACTCTTGGCGGAAAGTTCGTGGGTCGAGTTGGCCTCGTGCAGCTTCGATTTCTTCCGGCGGGACGTTGCCGCCCTGGATTGTAGTGAAGCTCCACCGTTTCCAGTTAGCGTCGCCTGTAATGCAGTACTGCCATAGCTCGTAGAACCAGCTGGCCGTTCCATCGGGGGTGGATATGAATAATGCCCAGCCCTGTTTGTCGGCTAAAGCGGGGCGGATTACCTCGAACCAGACGGCGGCGTCCATAAATGCGGCTTCGTCGAGTACTACGCCGGAAAGGCTGCGGCCCCGTAACGCCATTGCGTTTTCTGTGCCCTTTAGTTCGATCGTGGAGCCGTTGACAAGTTCCAGCTTGAGGTCGGTTTCGTTCTTGGATTTGATCCAGGCGGCGGGGACAATACGTTTCATGACTTTCCACGCGATGTCCTTTGCCATGCGGTAAGTCGGGGCGCAGTAAAAAAAGGTTTCGCCGGGGGCGGCAATCGCTCCACGCAAGAGTTCGATGCAGGCCAAGTAGGACTTTCCGAAGCGGCGGCCTGCTACCAGTACGCGAAAACGTACGTCGCTGTTAAAAACTTCACCCTGCGCGTGCCGTAGCGATAGTACGGGTGTTGTACGTACAGCCATATCACAGTAGAAAGTATTGGGTGCGTATTTTTTTTTGGGGCCTGTACTACAGGATAGTTGACTTTTGGTGGATACCCCTCTAGTATTACAGTAACAGATGTTTCCCACGTACCAGCAGGTTCCCTATGTCCTTACGCGACTCGCCCTTGTTGCGAACCGTCCCCCCTTATTGAGAACGGTCCGATTGTTACATTTTGTGACGCGAGCTCACTCGTCAACAGCAGCGCCAGCAGCGAGGGTCAGGCAACCGATCGACGTGGTGGCAAGTGCGACCAACGCAACGGCCTGGCTGGCAGCCTGTGGGTTGTCTGGTTTGTCGGCTAGTACAGAACCAACAGCGACAGCGCCGAAGGCTGCTGTGACCCCGCTGAGAGCGAACACAGCGACGTAGAAGAATTTCTGAGGGATGTAGTTGGACATGATAAGAAGTTCTGATGTAAAGAGTTGTAAAAGCTGAGGCTCATCTCACTAAGCGCGCGCTAAGCGAAGCGAAACAGTGGATTGACTGATGCCTAGTCGCTGTGCAATCTGACGCTGACTCAACCCGTAGTGACGGCTGAGGCGTTTGGCTTGTCGGGTCTGGCGTTGGGTCTTGGACTCAGTGGCCCATACGAGCACGATCAGCGGTAGAAGAATCAACGCGATGATCGCAGCAGTGGAAGTGGTGATCATTGGAAGTGGAACCGAACGGGCTTAGGTGGTGCTCTCCGTTCGGTCTCTATCCTACTACATCAACAGCAGCTGCCAACGTGCAACGCCGACAATCAATTCTCAAGCTGTCACACTGTCAACGATCCACTGGCTGAGCGCTTTCTTCCTAGCGCCATGCGCTTTAAACACAACGACACACTTCCTAAAGCCTTCGCTTGCCTGTTGAGCTTCCAAAGGTTTTGCGCACAGCTTGCAAGCTTGGCAGGTAACGCTGTCCCGATACTGCTGAGGGCAGGCAACAAACTTGACGCCATGTTCATCTGTCCAGTGCTTGCGCTCGTCATCAGTAGCAGCAACGCAAACCGAAGCGAAACCCTGACGTGTCATCTCAGACGCTTGGGCCTCAGAGTTGCAGGACAGATTAATTGTCCAGCCTGCCTGGTTCTGCTCTTTAATGGTTTCTAGGTTTGACTCGCTGTGGATGTGGTGGGTATAACCGTAGGGCCTCAGCTTATGGAACTTAAAGCTGTCAGCTAGGAAACCTACGACTGTGCGATCGATGCGGCCGCCATGATGCGGAAGATCTCCTGCCGTGTTGACCCTGATCATCGTGCCAGGCGCTGGCTTAAGGTCCCGCAGCTGATCGCAAAGATCGATCCAATCACCGCCACGTTTCGAAGTGCCGTCATTAAGTTTCTTCCATGCCATGCCTTCATGACCAAACATGGCATAACAAGTTCTATTGATCTTGTGCTCACAAGTTGCGGGGCAACTATCGGCAGACGATCTCATCGCAAGCATTGCGGGTTGACCTTTTGCGGTGAGCTTGCGATTGGCTGTCTTGTTGACCTGAAAAGTGGTAACCATAATTTTTGTAAGTTGGTTTAAGTGAGTCAATACAATAGCATATTAGACAGCACAGCGCGCGCAGACAGCACGAGACACGCTGATGCTCTCAACTAGGAACGCGCCATGGTCTCGCATTGCTGCGTCTTTCTCGTCTTGTGTCGCCTTGCCGCCTATCCGTAGGGTCTTGACTGCGTACTGATCGCCCTTAGCAATGGCAGCGCTGCAAAGATAACAGATGCGTTCCTGACGGCTCTTCTTAAGTTTCACAGTTTGACCGTGGTGGGGTTCCCGCTAATCGTCTCACACATTAGAAGAAACCGCAACCCTCAAAACCCGAAACGTGCCAACATTTGCCGATCGTCTTGTTTTTCCTGCTTTTCCTGTTATTGTGCTTTCGTAGTCAATCGCCAAACCATGGCAACTCACGCAGAAATCGAGCAGCGCCAATCTGTCATACGTGGCTGGTTGGAATCTGGCATCAACCACAGCAGCGCCGCAACCATGGCATCAGTACGTTTCGGGATCAGCAGATCCGTCTCCTATGACGCTATCCGGCAAGCTCAACAAACAATCGACGGCAGCGATGATGGACCAGCAGAATCAGAACAGGATGACTTAAACCCGCTTTCAATTCTCGCAACACTTCAGCACCATTTCAACATTGCGGCCGCTAGTGGTGACGTGCCAGCCATGGCAAAACTGGTTCAATCAATGGACAAAGCCAGGGCATGGCGTGGTTTGAAACAAGAGAAAGCGTCACCCACACAATCTCCGCATGCTTGAAACCGTGCCAACCAAACCCACCAACCGCAAAACAATGCCAACCCCAAACGAAACAATTTCACGTAAAGATCTAATGGCTGAAATTGACAAACGCTTTCTACATGCAATAGGAAAACTCCCCCTATTGGCAAAGTATGACGAAGCGTTACAACTGCTTGAAATACGGAAAAACATTCCAACAGATAGCGACATCATCAAATAGCCCGTGTTAAGCGTGCCAGTCCTAACCTAGGGGCTGGCTCCCTAAATTTTGCTGCTATGCAAAGCACTAGAACGCACGGCTTCTTTGCCTGCCCGCGTCTAGTGCTGCTCACCATGGGAGACGGACGAACCACCTCGAAATATTTCGTAATGTCAACGTCAGTGCATCATGCGACCCGGTGTGCGCTGGCGGCATGTGGTGACACGTTCCAGCTGCTTGAATGGCAGATTAGGCCATGGCCCCTTGAATGCGGCGACCTTGGCAAAGGCGAATTTTTAACATCCTGCTATTCCTAATGAATGGCGTTTTCGAGGGCCGCAAGGCCCGAGAAATAACGTTCCACGCGGTCTTTGAATCGCGTTTCAGCGCCGATTAGCTCTAATGCGGATAGCTCGCGGACCTGCGGGGCTCCGGTGCGGCGTGCCACCACAATCAAAGCCCCGGCCGCTTGTATGCCGGTCATTTCACGCAGTCCCAGCGAGTACGCACCACATTGGTCTATGTAGTTTTGTAACATGTCCTCGTTTCTTTCGCGGACGCTGGTTTTCCAGTCCACGACATACAAACCTTTCCGGTCTTTTACCTCCAGCAGGGCGTCTGCCGTTCCAGCAAATCCAAGAGGGTGCCGGACGCTGAACTCAATTGCATGGATAGCGGCCAGATTGGATTCGATCCAGCCACGTAGGCCGCGGGCATAGCCTGATGCGCTCCAGGCAACCCTAGGAGCGCTTTGAATGGCCTTATCGAGTGCCCAGCTGGTGATGGCTGGTGGACAACGTTCCAGGCCCTCCTTGTTGTCTTTTAGGCTTTTTCGTTTGGTGGCGGTTTGGATGGCGAGTTTTCTGGTGACTCGTAGTAGACGTTCCGCGTGATCATGGGCAAGCGTTCCACGCTTTGCAGCCATATCTCGGTCTTCTGTAGCAGTCGGTCTAGTGAGCCACCGTTCCAGGGCTTGTTGTTGCCATTCGGGTGCCGTTTCTTTGAGGATGTGCGTAACACTGTGAAAAACGCTGCCAGTGTCATCCCGATACACGCGGAAAGGGCCAGAATCATCACGTACCAGGGTATTTCTACCTAGGTTATTCAGTCTTTCCTGTGTTTGGCTAGCCATGCGTTTATAAGCTGATTTTCCTTCGGGACTATTAAGTGATATGAACTAACCCAGCCAACCTTATCGCCGACCGTGATACGTACCATCGAGTCGGATTCTGTTTCAATCTTTGTTTCCGGTACCTTGCTTGAGTCCGGTGTACAAGCTGTGGTACTGGTGCTTGGGGTCGTCTCGGCCATCGTCCCTATACATACGTTCCAGCCTATTCTGCCGTTCTCGTTGTTCTTGTACTTGTTCCTTAGTGGTCATAAAATACTCTTTCCCATATCTACTATAGCTACTAAAAAACCCCGTGCCATAGGAACACGGGGCATTGTTAACTGCTAGGCAGCTTCCTTGAATGGATTACCACCAGCAATCAGCCTGGTGATGTCAAAGCCAGCCTTTAATGCTGCGTCCCAGGTTTTATCAATCACTGCTTGGCTGGTCTTACGGGGTACAGGCCGCAGTGTGTACTCCGTGTTTAGTCCTGAGCCTTCCTTACTCAAAACAAAGTCCCATTCCATCAGGTTTTCGTAGTCTTCCATTTGGGAAAGACTGTCAAATTCCTTGATGATCGACTTCTGAGTGATGCTCAGAACTTGAATGGTTCTTGAATCGTGGCTGTAGCAGGGCACAGCAATTGCAAACTTGACGGCTTCCGGTCCAGTACCTTCCCGGTTCATCCGGCGTGAATAGCCTGGTCCCATTTCCTGCTCAACATCAGCGGGTGATGGATCGTCATTAAAACGGAAGGGCCTTGGGGTGCCGTCTGTAGCTTCGCCCCAGCACTCATAAAATTCCAGGGGTTCTTCGGCGAGCAACGCAAAGCGAACCTGGCTTCCTGCTTGAATCTTGCTGGGGTTTAGATAACCGCCGCCTGCGCCGCCTGCAACTGCCTCTTTGTTCTTTAAAAATCCCATTTAATGGCTTTAGCTGTGGGCTAGAACTGCCCGGTGCTTGGCCAATATAGCACATTGATGAGGGTGGACAGCCCCGCTACAATGAAAAGCGCCCCAGAGTTGGTCAGACTCTAGGGCGCATGTCCGCGTTTCCCTGTAGGAGTTTAGCAAATGAATCTGCTGTCGTTTGTTCGGTCTTTGCCGAATCATTGGGCAACAGCGCCTATCTACAAAAAAGGCGTTCCAATGCCAAAAGGCGGTGAAGCCTGCGGCAAGAATCCGCTTGGTAGGGCGCACCACGACAAGATGTCGCCCGAAGCCACGGCGATGGTCATTGAACGTGAGCCTGAAAAGTTCCAAGCTGTTGGTGTTTTTACGGGACCACGCTCTGAAGGGCTAGTCATCCTTGATGTTGATGCGAACCTTGGTGCTGTTGAGGCCAAGTGGGGCAAAGATTTAGCCACCGCTCCACGCATTACGTCGCCCAAGAAAGCGGCTGCAAAGTTTCTGTTCACCGTTCCACCCGATCTTTGGACTGAGGTCTCGGACATTAGCCTTGCTGGTAGCGGTGAAGGCTGGGAAGTTTTGTGGGGCCGTCAAGGGCTTCTAAACGGTGCCTATCCCGCTGGTGGTACATACACGCTTGAAGGTGACCTAAACGCCGTTCCAGAGGCTCCTGGGTGGCTTTTAGAGCGTATGAAGCAGTCATTCAAGGCTAAGAACGACAAAAAGGTGGGTAAGTCCCTCCGTGATGGCCGCTGGTCAATGCGTTCCACCGAAGAACGGATCGCCATTGCTCAGTCCTGTCTGTCTGTTATCCAGCCACAAGGCCGGGGCTCTGAACAGCTTTGGTGGCAGATCGGGGCAATGCTCCTATCAGACCTGCCTGGTGATGAAGGTCTCAACCTGTGGCGTGAATGGTCGCTCCAGGATTCTGAATACGAGGATGACTGGGCTGATGGCAAAGACCCCTGCCAAAGCCGCTGGCAAAATGGTTTTAAGTCCCAGGGTGGTCTTGGTTTTGGAAGCCTTATCCGGCTAGCTGATCATTACGACCCAGAACGGGCACGCTTCACACGTGATGGTTGCGGCGCAGTTGTTGATGAAGTCGAGGCCAAGCCTGTTTTCTATCAGCGTGTTTCGCTGTCCTTTGAGGAAGTAATTCAAAAAGCGCAGTCATATCTTGACCTTGAAAATCCTGCAGAAACCAATTTCAAACTAAATAGTTTGGCCCTTGATGCTGGTTACCGAGATCAAGCTGCGCTTGAAAAACTAATCGTTGATCAGCTTCAGTTTGAAAACGATAAGGGGTTAATGGATGTGACTGCGCTCCAAGATTTAGAGGGTAAGCGTGAATTTCTAATTCCTGATGTGCTCCCACATCCGTCTGTTGTTTTGCTTTATGGCGCTGGTGGTGATGGCAAGTCCATGACTGCTTGGACCTTGGCGCGGCACATTGTTACCGGAGCACCCTTTGTGGTCCGTGGCAGGCACGTTCCAGTCCAGCAAGGCCGCGTGCTGTTTCTGAACGGTGACCAGCCCCTCATTCAGCTAAAAGACCAACTGGAAGAAGTTGACTACCCGCTGGACTTAAACACCAAGCTGCAATCCGATTGGTCGATTCAGCGTTACGCCCAGTTCAACAAGTTGATGCACAAGGTACAACCCAAATTTGTTGTTATTGACTCGCTAATTGGCTGCTCTGGTGGTAGGGCATTTGATGAAAACAAGTCTGACTTTGCAACGCCGCTGTACTGGCTGACCAGGAATAACGGGGTGCTGTTTCCAGCAACAACAATCCTGATCATTCACCATGCCAACAAGCAGGGCGGTTTCCGTGGCACAT